AGGGTTCACCACGACGGTAACCCTATTTTGTCTTGGTGTATAGCCAATGTTACGGGCAAATTCATGGGCGGCTCTGATGATGTAGTAAGGCCAACTAAAGAGCATAAAGATAAGAAAATCGATGGCGCGGTAGGGCTTATCAATGCTATAGCTAGGGCAATGCATCATGAAGATGATGAAGGTGGAGTGGGGATTTTTATATTATAATGGTGAAATGGGGCGATATATTAAAAGGCGCGGCGGTAGATTTAACAGGCCTAACAGGTTTAGGGTTGTTGTCGTGGGGTTGTAATATGATTTATGAACCGTTATCGTTTATAGTTGCTGGTGTCTGTTTGATTGCTTATAGCGTGATAGCTGCTAGGAGATCATAAGTGTTATTTGATGTTTTCAAAAAATCTGACGGCGGTAGAACTATTTCGACAAGTAGAGAGCTTTCTGCTTATCTGAGTAACGGCGGCGTATCTTCTGGCGTAGCAGTTAACGCAAATACGGCCTCTAAGTTTGCTCCGGTTTTTGCTTGTGTCAAAGTTTTGGCTGAAAGTATCGGGCAGCTACCTTTAAACCTGTTTTTGAGATTGACAGAGGATTCTAAGGAAAAAGCCAGAAACCACCCTTTATATACAATACTTCACGATACGCCAAACGACTACCAAACGGCGCAAGAATTCTTGGAAATGTGCATAGCCCATATATGTTTATCTGGTAACTTCTATGCATTTATAAACCGTTCAAGTATTAGCGGTCAGGTGATGGAGCTTTTGCCCCTTCAGCCTAACTCAGTACAGCCTAAACAAATGGAAGATTATTCTATAGTATATGAAATTACTTTTCCAAACGGTTCTAAGGATGTTTTAGATTTTGATCAGGTTTTACACATTAAAAACTTAACCCTAGATGGTTTTACAGGTGTCTCCAATATCACCCACGCTAGAGAATCTATAGGTTTAGGCATAGCGACGGAAAAGCACGGCGGCAAGATGTTCTCAAATGGCGCGAAACCAGGGGGAATTTTGTCAACTGATAAAGTGATCAAGAAAGAAGAACGCGAAGCCATGCGTGAAGAGTGGAATTTGCTACATTCAGGGACAGAAAATTCTCACAAAACAGCTATATTGCAAGGCGGTTTAACTTGGACTCAAGTTGGTTTAAGTTCTGATGATGCCCAATTTTTGGAAACTAGAAAGTTTCAGAGGTCAGAAATAGCGGGGATTTTTCGTGTTCCCCCCCATATGATTGGTGATTTAGAGCGCGCTACTTTCACGAATATAGAGCATCAAGGCTTAGAATTTGTAGTTTACTCACTTATGCCTTATATTAGACGTATTGAGCAAAGAATTTTTCTACAATTGATAAAGGATAGCGAGAGGGCGCGCTATTATGCTAAATTCAATGTAAACAGCCTTTTGCGCGGTGATATGCAGTCGAGAGCTAACTTTTACAGAACTTTATTCAATTTAGGCGCGATATCATCAAATGAGATACGCGCCTTTGAAGATATGAACCCGCGTCAAGGCGGGGATGAATATTTTATACCGTTGAACATGGTTGATAGTGAGGATATAGGCAATGATGAAGAAAAACAGGCTTGAAGCACCTTTACAGATAAAATCTGTAAATAATGACGGAGAATTTTCTGCGTATGGTTCTGTTTTTGGCGTCAAAGACTCCTATAATGATATAGTTGTAAAGGGTGCATTCTTGAAATCTTTAGAGGAATTACACTCTAAAGGCAGACAGCCTGCTATGCTATGGCAGCATAAAATGGATGAACCAATAGGTATTTATACCAAGGTTGAAGAGGACGACCATGGTCTATATGTTGAGGGTCGCTTGCTCATAGATGAAGATCCAGTAGCAAAGCGCGCTCATGGTCATATGAAGGCTAAAAGCGTAAGCGGTATGTCTATTGGGTATTACCTCAACGATTACGAATATGACGAAGATAAAGCTGCTTGGATGCTCAAAGAGATAGAACTAGTTGAAATATCTCTTGTAACTGTACCGTCAAACGACCAGGCGCGAGTGGAAGAGGTTAAGTCAGCATTAAGGGCAGGCGGTTTGCCTGTACAAAAGAATTTAGAGCGAATCTTGCGTGATGTAGGATTTTCTAAAAAAGCGGCCAGGGCGTTTATGTCCGGCGGTTATGGCGCTTTAAAGGGTTGCGACGATCCCGCGCTAAAATCTGGTTGTGATGATCAGAGCAGTAATGAACTTATTGGTATTATTGACAAATATTTTAGTTGAGGGTGAATGTTATGGATATGGAATTGAAAAGTGCCATCGAAAAGATGGGCAACGCGTACGAAGAGTACAAAAAGACGAATGACGAGCGGCTGAAGCAACTTGAGGAAAAAGGGGTAGTTGATCCTTTGGTTACTGAAAAGCTCGAAAAGCTCGACTCGAAAATGTCTGAGCTTGAAGCGGTTAAATCATCCTTAGACAAGCTAGAGAAGAAAGCGAACCGGCCAAGCGCTCAAGAGTGCGAGTATGGCGAAGAAAGAGCGGAGCATAAAAAGGCTTTTCGTCAGTTTATGCGTAAAGGGCATGAAGACGGCTTGAAAGATCTTGAGAAAAAAGCATTTGTTGGCAACTCAGATCCAGATGGCGGCTATCTAATGACTCATGAAATGAGTTCTGAAATTGATAGAGTCTTAGCTCAAGATGTAGCTATGCGTCGAGTTGCCAATGTTAGAACTATTGGCGGTAGCAGCTGGAAACAGCTTGTAAGTGTTGGTGGTGCTGGTTATGGCTGGGAAGGTGAAACCGATACAGGCGGCGAAACTTCCTCACCTACTCTAAAAGAGATCGAGATTACGCCAGGAAAAATCTACGCTGAACCAAATGCAACAGCAGATTCACTAGATGATGCTTTTGTTGATGCTGAAAGTTGGTTAACTGATGAGGTTAATATTGCTTTCACTGAAGGTGAAGCGGCGGCGTTTATTACTGGTACAGGCATTAAATCACCGCGTGGTATTTTGTCTTACGACAACGTTGCTAACAGCTCTTATGCTTGGGGCAAAATTGGTTATACCGCATCGGGCAACGCTTCAGGATTTAAGGGTTCTAATCCTTCTGACGAGCTGGTTGACTTGGTACACTCGCTTAAAAGAGGCTACCGCAACGGTGCAAGCTGGATGATGAACGATTTATCTTTAAGCACTATCCGTAAGTTCAAGGACGGTCAAGGGATTTACCTATGGACCCCGGGACTTGCTGAAGGTGTTAGTTCAACTCTACTAGGTTACGGTGTTGAGATTGAAGATAACATGCCTGATATCGCGGCAAACTCTTACAGTCTAGCTTTCGCTAACTTCAATCGAGCTTATCAGATTGTAGACCGTCGAGGCGTTGCGGTTCTTCGCGATCCGTACACCAAGAAAGGTTGGGTTAAATTCTACACTACCAAGCGTGTAGGCGGCGGCGTTAAAAACTTTGAAGCTATTAAGCTGATGAAGTTCGCTACCTCTTAACAGTCTGTAAAGTTGTTTTTGGGGCGCTACGGTGCCCCAAACGAGTTTAATTTTTTAAATTTGAGGGTAATATTATGCAAGATTTACACAATAATGTAGAGGTTAGACGTGCTATTAGTCCTGTTTCTGTAGCTGATAATACGGCTCAAGTTAGCCAAATTATAGATATGCAGGGCTTTAGGTCGCTAGAATTTGCTATCGCTATCGGTTCTGTAGCCGATGCCGGCGCTACTTTTGCTGTTTTGGTTGAAGATGGCGACGATTCTGGGCTAAGTGATGCGGCCGCGGTATCTGACGACAATCTTTTAGGCACTGAAGCGGCGGCGGGCTTTCAGTTTGATGATGATGACGAAGCTAGAAAAATTGGCTATCGAGGTACTAAGCGCTATGTACGCCTAACTATCACGCCATCCGCTAACGCTTCAGCGGCTCTAATGTCTGCTTTGGCCATTCTTGGTCACCCTGAAAACGGCCCAACGGCTTAATAACAGGTAATTTAGAGGTAAACACGTGGTAAAAGTAGAGATATTGCAGCAACCTACCCTTGAAGTTATTACTATTGATGAGGTCAAGGACCAGCTGAAAATAGAGGATAACGAGGAAGATTCTTTGTTGTTGCAATATCTCGAAACCGCCACTGTACACGCGGAAGATTACGCAGGGATCTATATTAGAACCAGACCAATAAAATTTTGGTTTGATGACTTTCCAAGCGTAGATTTAAAGCTTTATGCATCGCCAATCACGGCGATTACTAAAGTTGAATACTATGATACTGCCAATGTTTTGACGGAATACACGCTTTCTGACGTTGATTTCGATAAATTTAGCGGTAAAGTTAGGCCGGTTTTCGGTAAGTCTTGGCCGTCGGTTTATGAGCGTTACAATGCAGTTGGTATAGAAGCTACCAGTGGTTTTACTGTTTCAACGCTACCAACTCCGATAAAGCAGGCTGTTTTGATGCTTGTTGGGCATTTTTACGAGAATAGAGAGGCCACTACAAGCAGGTCAAGCGAGGCAAGTAAGGAGATAGAGTTTGCTTTTAAAGCTTTGTTAGATCCGTACAGGAAGCATGTAATTTGAATAGCGGGAAACTTAACAAAAAGGTTAAGGTTTTGAAGCCGACAGAATCGAGTGGTGAGTATGGCGGCACTGATCTAACTTTTTCAGAGGCTTTTAAGCGCTGGGCAGAGGTTAGGCCCGTTTCAGGCCGTGAACCATACTTGAATGACCAGAAAATAGGACAGACAGACTACGTTGTAACTATGCGTTACGACGGCAAGACAAAGACTATTAACGAGCAATACCAAATAAGCTACGACGGTAAAATTTTAGAAATAGAGTCAATTATAAATGTTGTCGAAGAAGACAAGGAGATAAGGTTTTTTTGCGTGGTGTATAATGGAGATTGATTTCAAGGTTGACGGTTTAAAAGAGCTTGAACGGGAGCTTAGAAAGCTTGATATACAGACCGCAAGTAAGCAGTTAAAAGGTGCCCTATTCTCTGCTACCCTTCCAGCTTTCAGGGCTTACAGAGACTCTGTGCCGGTTCGGTCTGGCAGGCTTAAAAAGTCTATAAAGCGTAAAAGCTTGAGAACAGGCAAGCTAAAAACGTCAAAATCTACAGGTAGCGCGTTTAGCGACACGAATAAGGCGGCAGGCGTTATTATTTTTTCTTCTAAGAAGATATCTTTCTGGGCACCATTTATTGAATATGGTACAGATAACAGGACGACTAAGGGGCGCGGCAAAAAGAGACGGTCAACGGGAAGCAAGCGCGGAGCAGTGAAGGCAGGTAATTACCTTCAAAAAGCTTTTGATAGAGAAATGGAATCAGGCGATAAGGCCGTGACGCTCTTTAGAAAGAGTATGAGGCGCAGATTGGCGCGGTTAGGTAAAAAGGGGCTGCTGTGAGTGTAAAAACTGTTTTAGATTCTCTTAAAGCTCACGCTGGGCTTAGTGCTCTAGTTGGTGGCCGTATTTATAGAGC